ATCTGCTCCGGTCAGGAGCCTAAATACAACGTCCATTTGGAGGCGTGGGAGAGTCACTGTGAATGTCCCGTCCTCGTTGTAACGAGTATCGAGAGTATCGACGTCGCTGCCGTCATATATTTCTGCTTCATTAAGATCAAAGGTATATTCTTGCTTTGTCTCGCAGGATGGGCAGGTAACCCCTGTTGTATATTCATTGCCGTAGCCCGAAACTCGGGTTGCAATAATTATCGCATTTCTATCGCCTACCAACAGGTGGTCGGGGCGAATGCTTTTATCGGTAATGAGGCTTTCGAGAACTCGCTCGATTGCCACGCCTTTCTTAAGCAGTGTGCGTGATGTCAGCATATCTTCTTCTTTTGCTGTCAACTGCTTGATTTCAATGGTTTCCTGATCACGGAGGGGGTGTCCCTCTGGATACAGAAGTCCTTTTGATGGGAGTTCTACGAACTCTGTGGGTACCACGAAGGAGAATCCTTCGATCCCAGCACCTTGAAGTACTGGTGCGGGTGTCGCGGTGTTTTTGGGGTTGTTTCCTCCCACGCGACCTCTATTTCTAGACAAATTTCACCTCTTGTTTATTTAACTTTTTATACGTCGAAGAACGATGAACCACCAGCGCCAGCAACTGCGGCTGATTCTCCAGCAGTCTCGACTCGTGCCCAGTCATACTTCAGAGTAACCGACATCTCAGTAAGCTCATCATCGCCATATGCAAGATCACCGTACTTAAGCTCAGTTACGAATGAGTTCCACAGTGTCCATGTTTCGAGCGGGTTGCCGTCGGAGTCAATCTGTGTAATAATAACCTGTCCCAATGCGCCGGCAGCTTTTGCCTTAGACATCGTGCCCAGATCGTTAGCGTCAGTCGGAGGACTATAGCCTGATTGCACAATAATGTCTGAGAGTGTTGCTGCCATATCGGGCTCAACTGGATCGACCAGTGTCAAACTAACATCCTGCCATGTGACGGCGCCTGGATAGAAGAAAGTGTGGTTGAGATATTTGTGCTCTGCGGCATTTACCGTAAAAGAAGGCTTAGTAACCGTTTTTGCATACCAGAGAGCTGCTCCCCCCTGTGCTGCAGCAATTCCTTGGAACTCCACAGTGAATCTAAATTTTCTTTTAGGATCTTGAAGGGCGGTATCTTGACCGAAATTTGTTGACCAGAATGGCATTAGTTGGAACTCCTGTTATCTATATTATATAGTGTTGTGGGGGGTTTTATCCCCCCATCTTTCCTAATCATCGAATGAAGCCCCTGTCGAAGCGATCACAAAGTCGATTGCGATATATTCGATAGCTCTTGCGGGTTTCACCATAATCTTGGCATACATGACGTTTTGATCGATTAGATCTGGCGTCGTGGTAGACTCATCAAGAATCAACTTGTAGTCTGTGATACCAAAATCAACTTTTGTGTTGGCAAGAAGCGGCTCAATCAGAGATTTGAACCGGTTCCATGTTGCTTGGACATTTTGTTCGAAAAGGACCTGTGTTGAAAGGATAGAGATTTGCTTCTTGAGGTAAATCACCATTCTTCTAACGTTGATCCTATCGAGTGCGCTTGAGCGCTCTTGGAGGGTTTTCTGTCCAAATACCACGATTCCACTAGATGGGAATGAGGCAATAGGGTTAATGCCAGCTTCATATAGAGTATCTCTATTCTTCGAAGTAAGCTTCTCGGTAACTCCCGTGATTGGGATACCGGCTGCGCCTTCAGAGAGTCCACCGCGATTAAATCCTGCTGGAGCAAACCAGACTTTGGATTTCTTCTCGGAACTTGCAAGAACTCCCATCATTGCGACAGTAGGCGGAATCCACAACATTTGACCAGTTTGGTCGCGTGTTTGAACCCACGGGTAGAAGGTTGCACCATAAGAGGAGTCAATTCTTCTGTCTTTAAGTGAGCTAGCAGCATTTACCGGAGTAGTTCCGATTCTGTTGCTCTTGTCAGCGTAATACTGCTCTGAAGCAGGGAAGTAAACATCTGGCAAGTCAATCAGTGCCAGCGCGTCTCCACGAGCCTCACACATGTTAATCATGCGCTCAGTAAGGGTCTTATTGGTGAGTCCCGGTGCTGCCACAAGGTTCATGTCCAAAGTCTCTGGATCTGCGAGTGTATCAATAGCTCTTGCATATGTGTGATATGCATAACTGTTATCTTCAGTAGCTGCCGATGTCATACCTCTGTTATAGAGAGGATCTGGCTTCGTAATGTCCCAGCCATCGAATCCGCCCCAGAAGGGAGCAGTAAACTGGTTCATGCCGGCGTCAAGCAGCGCGGTATAGGAACCAGTGCTGACAGCCCTTTCGTCGGTGCGTGAACCTGAAATATAGCGATATGCTCCATTTGTGCCCATCATAATGTTATCTAGCGAGAAAACGTAAGACCAGTTATCAACACCAGCTGTGGTGTTGACAGCAGCCAAAGCTCCGCCGGTTCCATTCGTTGGATCTGCTGGGAAATCAGCATAAAGTAGTCTGTGCCAGTCATTAACACTTCTATCATAACGTGTAGAACCCGCGCTTGAACTTGGAGTTCTAACGGTTGACCATCCCCAATATGCGTCAGTGGGGTTGGAAAGTCCACCAGCACTAGCTGAAAGACGCATGCGGTCTTTCGGGAAGTTGAGGGTTACAGTGGCGTCAGAGAGACACCATGCGTTACCGACGCCGGCGCCACCGTGTGCAACCTGAACAAAGGCATCTGCCGGCGCGTCGACTGTAGATGCGCCACCGGGAAGTCCGGCGTGGCCGATGATGAACGGGGTCGTTGTCCCTGGTGATGTCGAGGTAACTCCCGTAAGTCCTGTAAAGCTTGGTGGTCCGAAGTAGCCGAATGGAAGATATAGCGAGTTGGCGCTGCCTTGGTCAACAGCATCGTTAACCTCAACATAAACAAAGTCAGATTTGTTGTCGTATTCTCCATAAGTCTTCAGACGGCGTTCGTTTGAGTCCCAAGAAGTATACTTGGTACCAATCTTGCGGCCGATATAATCGGGAGAAGTAGGATCGAGAGTACAGTTATCAAAGCGCTCGATTACCACAACCTTGTTATCGGTGTCGCGTACGTCTCTCAGAATAACAGAGAATGTTCCATAATCAGAAACTCTAGAGCTTGATTGACGAACTTTGCCAATCGATACTTTTACGTTCTTGTGCAACCACTCGCCGTGTCCGCGTCCTTTGAGGCGGAATAGCTTCTGTTGGGCAGCCGGAGCGTAGTTAGCTGCGTCTCCGCTTAAATCCTGACCAATAAACCAGCCAGCAACAGCTTCGCGTGAAGCCTGCTTCATGTCTTGTGGTCCAGTTCCGGTTGAACCACTGAGTGCGATGCCTAGGATAACTCCTTGAAGGCTCGTGTCAGTGGTGAAATCTAGATCGCGCAGTTCTTGCTCAAAAGTCTCTCCAACCCAGAAGTCCTGCAATGAGGCACTTGGGTAAAATCCTCCTGCGAGGAGTTGAGGGTTAGTGTTGAGCTTTCTGCGCACAAAGTTGGCGCTATCGTCATTAAAGTTAAACTTGAATTCTTGTCCGTTACCGTTTAGAGTGCCAGAAACAACAATGTTGAACAGCCCATCTGAGTCTGTTCCTATCAAAACACCTTGTTGTGTGATAGATGTGCCGCGGTCGCCGACGGCGCCGGTGCCGGCTATCTCCAGCGGGGCGCCCTTAAGGGATATGGAGCCGGTATTCATATAAAAGATTGCGGCGAGTTCAAGATTGTTATTAGCTGCTGTCAGATCCGCAACCGTTCCCGATTGACAGACCCAGAGACCGTAAGCACCACCAACTGTTTCGGGATCAGTGCCAAGATCTTGAGATGTATCCCAACCTGCACCTGCGGCGCCGCCAGCAGAGCCACCGGCTGCGGTCTGTTGACCAAGCAAGCGCATGTAAGTAACTGGTGCGACAGATGGCTGTAGGAATGCCTTCGCGGCGTAGGTGCCGTACATTGGCGATTGGTAGTTTCCATCACGGTAAACATCGTTAGCGCCGCCGGCGCCTGGCACAGTGTC